CACCGAACTTCGGTGCCCAGACGGGTTTACACCCTTTGAATAGCCAATCCTTGGCTAGGGGGTGTTGCCCAGATTTGGAGAGGTCAGCGATGGCGTACACGAAAACAAGTAAGCATCACGTCTATTCCTCCATAAAAGAGGATGTCCTAAATTTCGGACAATGGCGGTTCGGTCAAGATGTCAAGTATAGTGACGAGAATACCCGTTACTTAACTGGCTCTTACCTACCTAACCATAAACAACGTGAGGCCCAAAGTCTAAGTGCAACAACATCACTTGACGCAGGTGAGGTGAAACACTACCGTACTGGCAGTGTAGGCGCACATTGGGTTTGGAATTCCTGGGAGCAGTATTCAACTGTTTCCAAGGGTCTTTACCATGTGTCCGTCCTCAAACCTGATCTCCAGTCTATCGCGGAAAACAAGGTCCGTGCTAAGGCACTTTCTTCGTTAGGGAGCAAATTTCAATCCCTGACTTTCCTCGGTGAGCTGCGTGAAGCTGCTCATATGATTCGTCACCCTGCCTATTCTTTACGGCAGAAAATCGATGACTACGCGTCTAAAATGGCGCGCTGGAGGACTAAACTCAGGCGTAAGCCTGAAAAGTTTAGGAAAGTGGCCGCGGAGTCTTGGTTGGAGCAAGCATTTGGTTGGAAGCCGCTCGTCTCAGATATTGAGAACGGTCTCGCCGCTTATAATGAGTGGCGGGATAAGACCGCTACTGAAAGTTTTTCCTTTCAGTACGTGGCGGATGCCAAAGAGGCAACTTCTAAAACCACATCTGGCTATAATTTCAGCCATTTTGAGTGGTCAACCGATGTATTACATGCTTACTCCTCGCGGTACTACGGAAAAGTGTTGCTTGATGTTACTCATAGCAATGACTTCCGTTCATCCTTCGGCCTATGGCCAGAGGAGATTATACCTACAGGTTGGGAACTGCTTCCTTACAGCTTCCTGATCGATTATTTCATCAACATTGGTGAAATTCTCAATACTAGTGTAGCGTATAATCGGCTGGCGTATGCTTATGTTGGGCATACTCAGAGACGAATTATAGTTAATTTCGTTTCTGGCAATCCTATTCAGCCCCAAGCGGGGCCTGGGATTGCGACCCTTGTAGAGGGTCATCCAGCCTTTGGTACCACGATCCAACGAAACGTCGTACGGGCACCTGTAGCAGATATCCCATTGCCTTCTCTGAGCGGTACGCTTAGTTTGAACCTCGGAAGAGGTCTCAACATAGCTGCACTCATTGCAAGCAGGGGTAGCGACAGGCAATTCACCCGTAAACATCAACGGCGCTATCGCGCCCACAACAGGAGAACCGGACATGACTTGGAGTCCGTCCAGCCCCCTAACTGGTGGGGCACAAGCTGACCTGACGTCGCCGACGTACACGTTGACAGCAGATATATTCCCCGGTGGTAATGGGGAACAATCAGCGGTTACCGCTCTCGGAGGCACGCAGACAGGGGTGACAACCCACTCCGCATCAAGCCCATTTACGATCTCGATGTCGAGACCGCGCGTTATTAAGACGCTTGGGCCCATTAACGGAGCTGGTATTGTTTCCAACGTTCCTCGTAACAACTACGTGGTGATTACGCGAAAGGGTGTAACTCCCTTAGCTAATAACCCAACGCAAACCATGATGATTCGCACGGAGATCTCGGTACCAGCTGGTTCCGACTCATACGATGCGATTAACATTCAGGCAGCGTTGTCCGCTCATATCGGAGCACTTAGCGACCAAAGTTCGGCGCTTGGTGACGTCGCCCAGTCGGGCGTCCTCTGATGAAGTTCTTGACAGGTGTTATAATAAACCTGTTGAGGACAAGAACGGAACTTACTGTTAAACAAGGGGATGCCTCATGGGCTCCCCTTAAGAGGATACTACCATGGAAACTAACCCTGGTGCTCTTTATAGCGCTCTTCGCGGCGATTTGCTTCGCGCCGCGGGACGTCACGGATATACTATTGACTCTGATCCAGCTTCTGCTGGGCCAGACAGTGACTCAAGGGGTTTAGCCTCTAATGCACTGTTGCAGTCATTTCTCAAGAAGTTGGAACCGGATACTAACTCTCAGGAGTTGGCGAGTGGTGCCATTAAATTATTTCTGGAAAGCAATCAAGCTTGCCAGGAATGGCGTTACAAGCCGCATCCCGTCCTCAAAGTGATGAAAGATCTCATTGCCAAAGATGTCGAAAGACATTTCCCTGACGATTGGTCTGATATCCTCGAGGATTTAGATGTAGGACCCGGGGCCTCAATTGCCTCTCATGGACGAAACTCGTTCTTAGAGAAGCTCTTCTTGAACCCGTTGACGACAACCTCACCTCCTCTTCTTGGGGAGTATCTAAGATACATTTCCATATACCCTTCGTGGATGCAGGCAGAACTTCGCCGGCAGTCTATTGCAGGGGTCCGGAAATGGGAGATTGTACGCGGAAGCAAACTCTCTACCGTAAGGAAAAACTCACGTATAGATAGAACTATCTGTACGGAGCCTTCACTCAACATGATGTTCCAGCTAGCACTCGGCCGAAAGATTGACCGGCTGAGTGCGCGGTACGGATATAATAAGGCCTTACAGCCTGACCGTAACCGCGCCTTGGCGAAACTGGGAAGCATGAACGGTGGCCTTGCCACAATTGACTTAACGTCGGCTTCCGACCGCATAAGCATGAAGATGCTCGAGTGGTTGTTACCGGCGAGGTTATTCGCGGCTCTGCTTGATTGCAGGAGTCCGGAGACCTTTGTCGATGGGAAATGGCATACTCTACACATGATTTCGTCGATGGGAAACGGTTTTACGTTCTCCCTGATGACATATGTGTTTTGCGTGCTTCTCAAAGCGGTATGTATTTGTCGCCAAGAGAAATTCACTACCTTACGTGGCCAAGAATTTGGCGTGTTCGGTGATGATATCATTTGCCCTACTCACATGTACGAGGACGTTATTGACGCCCTTAAGGCTCTTGGGCATTTGCCCAATTTAGATAAGAGCTTTTCGTACGGTTATTTTCGTGAGTCGTGTGGCGGGGACTATTGGTGTGGCGTGGATATACGGGGTGTATACCTCAAACGCCTGAAGACCATTCAAGATCGGTTTTCACTCATCAATAGACTAAATAGGTGGTCAGCTCGTCATGGTGTTCCAATACCTGACGTGGTTGGCTTACTTAAACCACCTAGATGGCGCGAGTTTGCTGTGCCTTCTTACGAAAGTGACGTGGCCGGGATTCATTGTCCGACTACGCTTTTAACGAGGATACCTAATAGGTACAAATTATTCGTACCTTTGAAAAAGGTTATCTCGCTTTTCGTCCGAGGTACAGACGTGCTTAAAGACTGTTTCGACAACCCTTCTGGGGTCATCTTGGCAGCCTCTGCGGCACGACTCGTGAGCGAGGGAGTTCTGAGAAGAACGCCCAACCCACGCTACCGAAGAATCACGAAGCGACCCATATACTGGGAATCGCCGAGTGACTTGGGTAGGTACGGTGTCAACTTTGTTGACTGGAGAGGTATGACCTACGTCAACTTGACGTAACCTCTGGGAAATCTC